GGCAATAGCTCTCCATGCCCGCGCATGTCGGCGAGCTTGAGTTGTATGGGGAGGGGTTAGGCTTCTGGTTCGAAGCAGCGCTTGTAGCGCGCGCGGTAATCGTCGCGCTCCAGGTTGTCGAGCAGCTCTTGCTCGCGGCCGTCGGCCCACATCTGCTGATGGCGCTTGTTGCATGTGAAGCCGGTGTCCGACTCGCTTTCACCGTCAACCCACTCCAGCCATTTGCAGGTGTTGCAGTTCTTGCTCATCGCGGCCCCCTGTAGATCAGGTAGGCCATGTACATCAGGGGCAGGATCATAGAAGGTGCCCTCCTGATTCGAGCAGCCCGTCGCGGTCCTGGCGCAGGTTGTCGCGTTCGGTGGCCAGACGCTGGATGCCGCGATGAAGGTACTGTGCCGTGGTTTCACCAGGGCGCAGGTCGCCGGGTTTAACGCCTTTCAGCATGGCTTCGAGTTCGTGCAGGGTGAATTGCTCGATCATGGCATCAGCTCCTTCGGCACCTGGACGGTATCGCCGAGATTGTAGTGGACGAGCCCGCGGCAGAAGGCGACCAGTGCGGTAGCTCCGTAGCTCCAGGCCTCTGCGCCCGCTGGTCCGCCGCTGTAGCAGGCGTCCTCGGCCAGTCCGTGGAAGTGCTGGGCGCTACCGTGGTACTTGTCGATCAGCTGGCCACCAAGTGCCCAGTCTTCCCAAGGGTTGAAGCGCTTGGTGTGCTCAATGGCCTGGCCCTGGTACCGGGCGAACACACGCCACGGCACGCCGTTGTAGCCTGGCGGGACCAGTTGCAGGTCCAGGCTTTCAGCCTTGCCTACTGCCCAGCCCAAGGCCTCGCCGGCCAGGTCGGCCGTCTTCACTTCGATCAGATCGATCATCTCCGCCTCTCCAGTGTCAGTCCAAAGGGTTCGTAGTTGGGCGTCTTCCGCGCCCACTTGTGCCGGCCACCGCCGGTCCAGCCAGCCTTGCCGGGGATCAGGATCGGCATCGACTCCCACCAGAACCATTCACCGTCGCTGTCCTGGGCAAGCCACTCGGCCCACGCTGGCGCGTCGATCCATTGCGGCTTGCTCACAGCTCATACCTCTCATCAATCCAGCGCCCAGGCGCCAGTGCGGGTGTAGGTCCTGAATCTTTTTCGTGCGGGGAGAGCTGGCGCTCGTTGCCGGCCTGCAGCTGGCTGTAGGGGATGCAGCTGATGCCGACCCCATTGAGCAGGTAGCAGGTGACGCCGCGCTGGCTGTCGTGCTGCACGTCGATGACGTTCTCGTGGGGCTGAGGTGTTGCGCTGGCGCCGGTGGCCAGCAGCAGGAGGCAGAGGGCGAGGCGGATCATTTGCGCAGGTACTCGTTGGGATCAACGCCGAACCGCCGGCACAGCGCATGTGCAACGCCAGAACCGCAGAGGAAGACATCGGTCATCAGTGCCCAGCGCGGCCTCTTCTGCCTGCCCGTGCCGGTCACCCCGCGAACCGCACGGGAGAGCAGATCGTCTTCGGTGAACTCGCATTCGGACAATGTGATGACACGGCTGGCGCTCTTCTGCTGTTCGAGCTGAAGGCGCAGGCTACGGATCTCTTCAACCATGGCCAGCACTACCGCAGGCCGGGCAGCGCGGTAGTGCGCCTCAGCGTGAACGTGTGGGTCCCCGACCCCATAGAACTGGACGCCCAGCGCTTGACCGTCGTAGTTCAGGTAATCGGCGGTCAGCTCCACCGATCCTTCGCCGCCGCAGGTCTGGCATTCGATCCAGCCGTCTTCAGTGCTGGCGACCTGGGCACTGTCGAAGTCTTGCGGGGTGGCAGCCTTGGCCGCGGCCTCGATCGCGTCGAGGTCCAACTCAATTTTTTCGGGCATGACGATTCCTTGGCCGCCATATCGCGGCAGCTGATTAAAGTGAATGGTGTAGGATGAATGTTGAGCAGGATGCTAACCGCCGTTTGGCGCCCAGCAGGTGCCAGCAGACGGTGACAGGGATCAAAAAGCACCATAGTGCTGTCGCAGCACCAGTGCAGGTTTGAATTCTGCTGCCTTGCGAGATGAAAAATGCCACTAGAAAAAAAGTTTGCGGCATACCAACTCCTCAGAGAGCTGGATGCAGTGACCTCTTCGATCATGAACCAAGTGGTTTATGGACGCATGGGAGACTTATCGTGGAAGGAGACTCAAGCCCTGCATAGGGACATCTTCGAAAAGTGGATGAGCTTCGCCGCCACGCTCGACTCGCCCGACCTGTATGGCCCCAGACCCCAAGGGAGCCGTGATAGGGATTCGGATAAGGTCCAGTCCGGCTAATACTTATACATAAAATCGCGCTTTGTATAAGTTATTGCCGGTCGTCCGCAGGTCATTTATTTGGCGTCAAATAAGTTGAATCAATTTAGTTGTTGCGATAAGAAATAATTCTCACAACAGCTAAGGACCTGGGACGATGGTAAGGGAGCGTGGCGAGTGCTTCTGGCAGTGGGGCGATCCGGAATTACACACCAGAACCCACAACGAAACGTTGAGTGATGGTTCGCAAATCGATGTCCAGGTCCGCCTTTCGAGAATCGGCGCGACCCAGATGTTCATCGGTGTTTACGGTCCCAGTGGAGCGCTGATCCACGAAGAAAGCTTCGACTCTCGCCCAGGCGAGACCATGACGCGGGCGATGGCGTGGGGTGTTGGGCGTGCCCGTCACATGGCAAGCGAAGCCCAATCGCCGCCCCGCAAGGTCGTGTCGAGGTGAGCAGCCTCAGAACTGTCGCCTGGCGCAGCTGCAGTCGGTCATAGGCCCAAGGCCGACCACAGGCTGGCCAACCTCGGCCGCATCCCGCTCAGCCTCTTCTTTCGTCCACCAGATGGCAGTACCAACCATCCAGGCTATAGGTTCGGGGTGGGGCTGCGGGGCTGGCTGGTCCAACAATGTGCGGATGCGTTGCTGAGCCTGGAGAAAGTCTGCATGAGTCTCGCGCTTGCAACTGCCATCTCGAAGTACGTTCTCGAGCGTCTGACGCGGCACGCTGACCATCTCGGTGTTGCTGGATCGGTTTTCTGTGGGCATGGGATACCTCAGTGAGAATGGGCTGATGGCAGGGCGCGCTCGGACTCGATGAAGCCAGTACTCGGGGTCTCTCCATCCGTTGCGGCGATGAATGCAACTTCAACCTTTGCCGAATCCACCAGCACCTTGGCCACATCGGCAATAGCCTTAGCGCGGTCGATGTCCATTGGGTCGTCTTTGTCCTGCAGGGCCTCCAGCGTGGCGAACAGGTGGTTACGCAGATCGGTCATCTTGTTTTTCACTGGCGGCCTCGCTGATGGCTCTCTTGAGCTTGCTGAGTTGGCGGATGGTTGACTTGAGCTCGGGCGGGTACCGATGGATGGTGTTCCGGCGCATGTTTTCAGCGCGGGTCACCAGCTCAAGGTTGTCGAGCTCGATGTGTTGCGGGTTGCGATCCTTGAACACGACCAGGTGGCCTGGCGGGATCTCGCCGTGGGCTTCTTCCCAAAGTAGCGAGTGCACCGACTTCCAGCGGCGATACGACGGACCGTCATCGCAAACTTTCCTCTGGCGTATGCCGTCCTCGGTTACTCGCTCCGTGCCCACTGGCAGCCATGTGTGAGGCTTGTTCCCCTTGCGGAACTGAGTAGCCTCGCCACCGATCTGTAGGCCCTTCAACCCCTTGTTCCATGGGTCTTGTCCAGGCTTGAATCGATACTCCAGCCCTGGGCTGTCCTCCCGCCGCAGGCGGCATGCATGCTCGCTGGCGAGATACTCAGCGCTTCGAGCAAGCCCCAAGGCATGAGCCTTGTTGTATATGGCGTGGTCGGGGCGATTGAATGTGCGGACCAGGTCCGGCATTGGGGTGTCGGGGTACAGCGCCCGGAGCCTGGCCACCTCCGCGTCGGTCCAAAATCTACGCGACGGCTCGGGCAAGGCCTTCACAAGCCGTCGCCTTGCGTCTTGCAAGGCCTGCGTGGCGATTGGGTTCATGGTTGATCCTCGCCGGGGAGGCGTTATCGTTGAATAGGGGAAGGCGCTGGCGGCTATGGACGGTTGTCTTGCCCACAGTGGCGGCAGTTGTGCTCGAAGCGCTGGTGATCGCTGACGAACCGCCCGCAGCCGGCGCAGTTGAACATCATCATCCGCGGCTTCTGTTGCTTGGGTAGCACGATGCCGGTGCCACGCAGGCCATCCTTGATATCGACGTCGTCGCGCTCGACCAGGCGGCGGCTGTGCGCGTCGATGTAGTCGCAGGGCCAGGCTATGCCGCCGGTCTGGCCGCAACGTCCGATCAGGTTGATGGTGTGTGCTCGGGCGACGCGCACAGCCTTGCTCAGGTCGCTCGTGAAGTTTCCATCAGCCTTCAGCCAGATCAAGTTGTTGCCGTTCCAGGCCTTCGGCTTCTGCATATAGAACTCAGCAGCGTCAGGATGCTGGTCAAGCGCCTCGCGGATCTCGACATACTGGCAATCGACGCCGATCCTCGCCCGGGCGTCGATGTAGTCCTTCGGCCACGGGATGTCGGTGTCGCGGTGATCCAGGGCGCCGTCCCGGGTGAAGAGCTGAGCCTTGTCCAGGTCGGTGACATACCCTGAGCCACCGAGACCCCAAAATGACAGGCCGTCGCCGACGTAGGCGTGCGGTCGGCTGTCCTGCAGGTAGAACTGGGTCATGGCTTTCTCCATGCATGCGCCGCCCTCCGTGGCCGGATGCGGCATGGTGGCTTAGTGATGGCTTGTGATTTATGATCCGCCCCTCATTGAGGTCCAGATCAAAGGAAGAACTGATGAAACTGCTTGTCGCTGCGCTCGGCCTGGCCGCCACTCTCACTGGATGCACAACAGCTGGTCCTTACGTCACCAACATTTCCAGCGACGGCCGGAACGGCCTGAACATTGAGAAGTGCGCTGTGAAGCTGAATGCCTTCATGGGTACCGTCAGCACAACCGAGTGCACCTCTCAGAATCTGCGGCTGAGCAGGTCTGAGTGACTGCGAGCATCTTTTGATGATGTATTACGGGTGACCGGCATGGGGCCGGATCAAGGAGAGAATATGTCGACCCTACCGACCTATGTGGAGGACTATCGCGGGCATGAATACGCGATCGACTTCATCCAGCATGTGAACGGGATCACTATCAGGATTCAGGCTGGTCCGCTTCCCTGGCGCCCGTACAGCGATAAGCTTTACGCGACTTATAGCGATGCATTCACTGCTGGAGTTGACGAGGCTCAGCGCCTGATCGATCAATTGGCGGGCTGATTACCTCGTCGCCCGGATCCTGCTGAATCATCAGCATGCTCTTCCGGTCGAAGGCCAGGGCCAGGCGTGGCGATATGCTGATCTCGTGACGCGGCGGGGTGAGAAACTTCGCCGCGTGCAGCCTGCCGAGCGCGTGTATGCCGTGAATCAGCGCCTCGATCATCTGGCTGTAGGTGGCGTCCTCCCAGCCACAGATGGCGCGCAGGTGTTGGCCGGTTCGCTTCCTGGCTGACAGCCGCAGCGGCTCGATCCGCACCACAGATCGGTGAGCTTCGATTTCGTGGCGCGCGATCCTGAACAGCGCGTGATGCCCGAGCGCCTCGATGTGATGAATCATCAGCGTCATCGCCTCGCCCTGTTCCTCGATCCCGGACCACTCCATCAGCTCCAACAGGGCCTGCTTAGTCCCTGGTCGAACCTTCAAGCGCAGGTCTTCTTCTTGGTGCTTTGCTGACTTCTCGCGTCGGCGCCGGTCGCGCTCTGCCTGGTCCATCGCCATACGGCACCTCCTTCAATCCGCTGGGCGGTAGGTTGAACTGCTCACGCCGCCTTGTTCTTTGCAGCGCGCTTCGGATTTTTCTGTTCAATCTCAAGATCCATGTCGTTCCAGCCGGCCAAGAACCAGGAGCCGTGGAACGTGTGAGAGGCGAATGGGTTGGCCAGCTTGCCGCCACCGTTGCGGCGGCATTCCCGGCCAAGGTAGTAGACGCTGGGGTGCTCGCCGTGTTCGCTCATGGCCTACCCCCGATACCGCTGAAGCGGGAAGCTGATCTCGAATGCAGCCAGGATTCGCTCCAGCTTGCGATTACCGATTCCGAGTACTGCAGTTGCCCGGCAGCGGGACATGCCTTTGTCGCGCAAGGCAATGATCCGGTCTGCCAATTCCCGATCAGCAGCCTCTTGAGCGGCGGCGTCTTTCACTGGCTGCACCTGGCGTGGCGGCTTGCAGAACCTGAATCCTTCGCGAGCGGCTACGCCCCAAAGCGCTCCCTTGGTCTCGCCGAGGAGTTTCGCTACCTCGCCACAGGTCATGGTCTTGGCAAGCTCGGCGATCTGCGCGGCGCGAGTTCTGGCGCGGCTCTGCTGCGGGTGTTCCGATTTATGCGTAGTAGGCTTGGCCCGCTTCGGCTTTGGCTCTGGGTGCTTGCGCTGCGGCAGCGGCCGGTAGATGAAGCCCTCCAGCACGATCAACTGGCCGCCAGAGGCAAAGAAGGCCGCTTTGGCGGCCTCCAGGTCGATTGATTGGTTCATGCTCACCTCATGCTGCGATTCCGAGCACGCGATTCATGCGCTCGTCGAGGATTTCGTAGAAGGTTTTCACGCGCTCCGAGAGCTTGCGAATCATCGCCTCGTCGCGGTAGGCGCGCTTCACGAACAGCGGCATGCCCGGCCAGTAGCAGATGAAGTCGATCCACTCACGCTCCGATACCCACAGGCCGCCCTGGCACTGGGCGACATGCTCTTTCGGTATCTCGCCGCCCAGGATCACATCGACCTGCAGCTTCGGCAGCTTGGTCTTGATCTCGGTCAGGCCCTTTTCGCCTACCAGGGCATCTGGCGAGTAGCCGATGCCGTGGTTGAGGATGATCCCCACCTCGGTCGTTTCGACCTCTTCGCTGTCGCGGTAGAGGTTGCGAGCAACGCCTTCCAGTTCATGGCCGCGCTCGGTATGCCGATTTCCGCTGAACGGATCGGCCGCTTCGCCGGTGATGCGTTCGCCGATGAGTGTGTTCATGTAGGTGAAGGCGCCGGTACCGAATCCGGCCTCGCCCTTGCCGTTCACCAGCAGGCAGTCCAGCTCGCTGCAGGTGATGATGCCCAGGCGCAGGTCCAACCAGGCCTGGGTGCCTTGTTCGATGTCACTGACTATCTGCATTTGCAGCCTCCGCAGCCTTGATGGCCTTGTTCAGTTGCGCGACCAGAATGTCGTGGCGGCCCTTCGGCACGCATTCGGCCGAGCCGTATTCGCCAATGAACCAGTCGCGGGTCGTCTGTGTGCAGCGGTCGAGCAGGGCGCTGATGCCGGCCGCCTGAACGCTGGTGACATTCGCCGTCGGCACGGCTGCATGGCCATCGTCGTCCTCGCCCCGGGTGGTGAGGTTGAGCAGGGCGCTCATGACGTAGCGCTTGCCATAGCTGGTAGACGATCCGACTGCCTGGACAGCGTTCTTGCTGCCGCTGGTGTCGAGCGGCAGCAGCATGGTGGTGCTTTCACGGTGGCCGGCGCGGTGCATCAGGATGCCGGTGACGCTCATGCCGCCCGGCGTGTTCTCGACCTTGAAGGTGATCGCGAACCCGTGGGCCTGCATGATGGGCTTGATGACGTCGTTGATATCCTCAAAGGTTGCATAGTCGCTGCGCTTCTGGCCGTTCACTACGATGGCGCCGCGCTCGGCAATGCTCGGGATGTCGCTCTGCATGGCAGCCATGGCCGCGTTGAATTCAGCCTCGGCGTCGCGGGCTTGCATGCGCTCGTGCATCGCCATCAGGCGCTCAAGCTTGTCGATGTCGCAGGTTGGGTCGGTGGCCGCCCGGCTGATTACGGCGAGGATGCTGCTGTCTGCCTGCGCGGGCGCGGCCACCTGGCGGCGCTGCTCCGGCACAATGATCGTGCTGCTCATGGTGGGTGCCTCAGTAGGAAATGGCGATGTTCGGGATCTTGCGCTGTGCGATCAGGGTGATCGCTTGCTTGGCGCATTCCTCTGTCATGCCGCCGGCGATAAAGGCCTCCAGGGCGGCGCGGTTGATGCTGGCGCGGTGTGCCTTATCGCGCTCGCGGGCCTCTTGCTGGCGAAGGATCTCGGCTGCTGCTGCATCGGCGCGGCGGCGTTCTTCCTGGCGAGCCTGCTCGGCGGCTTCCTCCTCCCGGCGGGCAGCGTCCTGGCGTTCTTGCTCCATCCGTTGCTCGGCGGCAACTCGGTCAGCCTCGGCCTGAATCCGCCCCCGCTCGGCTTGCTCGGCCTGCAGCTTGAGATGAAGGCGCTGGTTCTCGGCTTCGCGCTCCTGTGCTGCTGCCTGGTCAATCAGCTCCTGCTCGCGACGGGCGGCCGCTTCTCGCGCTGCCTGCTGTTCCTGGGCTACGCGCTGGCGTTCGGCCTCGACGGCAGCCTCCTGTGCTGCCCGGATGCGGTCCTGCTCGGCACGCTCGTCTGCTTCCCTGCGCAGACGGGCCAGTTCTTCCTGCTCGGCGTCGTACTTCTGTCGAGCCGCAAGCGCTTCACGAAGCGCGGCTAGCACTTGATCTTTTACCTGCCCGGCCTCGGCGGCGAACTCTTCCCACGTGTCGTCCAGGGTAACGCCTTCGACCCTTCCGATCCGGGACAGAAGGTCCTCGGCGGCCAGCAGGCCCAATTCGCCGCCTTCTGCTTTGATTGCTGCAATGCCTTGCTCATGCTTGGCGACACGGGCGGCTTCTGCCTGCTCCCACTCCGTCAGCGGTCGGCGAGTCTCGTCCCGCAGCGCGTCCATCTTGGTCACGAACTCGCGCAGCTCAGCCTCGACCACCTTCGGCATTTCCTTGAGACGGCGCAGGTAGTCGCGGCCCGGCTTCTCGACCGCGGTCTTGGACTTGCTGACCTTGGCAGCCAGGCTGGCGATGCGCTCGCGGCCCTTGCGGGTTTTCAGGTCGGGCACTTCGCCCTGGACTTCACCCTTCACCAGGTCGATGAATTGCTGCAGGCCGCCGGCCACGTAGATGGCCGGGGCGTTCGCCTCGCTGATCTCTTCGATCGCGATCAGTTTCTGTTCTGCGGACATTGGAAAACCTCGCGCCAGGCCGGCGCCGTCAATTGGAATAGGGGAATGCCAGGTCACCCAGATTGGAGGTACGCTCCAGGCCCTGGCTGCGGTGGATGGTTGCGCGCTCTCGCCGCTTACGCTCCCGAAGGGGACGGTTATCCCGAAGGCCCGCCGTGCGCCGGGTGTGAATTCAGGAAGTGATGGTGCCGGCCAGGGCGCTCAGGAGGAGCCAGCCGGTGCAGAAGGTGAGGGCGATGAAGGAACCGCGCCAGGTGGCGAATCGGCGGGCTCTCTGGTAGCTGGTCATGCTGAAGCAGGCCTATTGTTTACGATGCTCATGAAATCATCGTCGTCCATTGGGCCCCATTTGTCATAGAAGGCCAGAACGGCGATCTCGAACTCCTGTCGTCGAATCGCGGCGTCTTTATCTGCCTGATCAAGGACATTCCACTGCGGGTCATTAGGGCAGCATGCCCGGTGACACGGAACGTAGGCATTTTCTGTTTCGTGGTAGCGGTACTGGCCTTCTGTGATTTTCTTTCCACAGGAACAGCACCGCATCTTTCCGACCCGGCAGTAGCGGAAGTGCACATACTGATACCGCCTCATGCCCGAACCTCGTAGGCCAGAGTGCAGATGCCGCAGAGGTAGGCGCGGCCCGACCAGGCTTCCGGGTTCTCGATGTGAGCCATGCGCGCTTGGTTCATGGCGTCGGCCATGGTTAGGCCCTTGAACACCAGCAGGATGCGGTCATCTGGCAGGGCCTGGGCAACCTCGGCAACCTGGTCGTCGATGATCGACGGGAAAATCGGCGTGGTCATGCAACCTCCTTGCGCCCATCAACGATCTTGTTTAGGCGCCCGCAGTAATGGTTGAACTCTTCGATGGTGATGCGCTGGTCGGCCAGCATTTCGGTGAGTAGCTTCTGCACCATGACGCTCCAGCTCAGATCCGTGCCGGGGTGCGCCATGGCGTCGAGCTCTTCGTCGATCAGAACGTGCGGGCTTCTCATTGCGCCTCCTCGGCCTGGGCCAGTACCCCTTCCTTGGCGAAGGGGGTGAGCAGCTGGCGGGCGATCTCTTCAAGCGCTGCCTCGGGGTTAGCAACGCTCATGATCTCGTCGGCCGCTGCCTTTGCGTCGCCGGTGACCTTGGAGCGCGCCGCCAGAACCAGGCGGCCCAACACCGAGTTGCTGATGCCG